GTATTGAACCACATCCTTAAACTATTTATAATGTAAATATTTCATACAATTTGTACTGGAATGTCGCAGTCGATGTTAAATAAGTTATATCACCTTCCTGTTGGTCAAACGCAAGAGCACCGATTGAGACAGGATACACATCTTGAAATCTCACCTCAACAACAGGATTATTCTTTGCAGACATAATAGTAAGTGTTGCATCACCAAACATAGATTGTACACCAGATGGTGTGCCGGGCGATGTTGCAGTACCAGTGTTCCCTGCCTGTGTAGGAAATGCATCTGTATTCGCATCTTTAAATGATGAAAATTGAGTTCTTGATTTGGGGAAACCCAATCCAAGTAACCAGTTATGCAATTCAATATAATTTTCTAACTTTGCATCTACTACAAAACCAATTTCAAGATTGTCAAATGTAAGGTCATCACCCATAACAGCAATCTGTTTAAGTGGTGTTGGGAATATTGCCTCACCTAGATTTATGCCAGGCAAATTGCATGAGGTAGTAAAGAACTCTACCTTGGGAAGTTTGTTAATACTGAACTTAAACTTGGTTGGGTCTGCATAGTCTAGTTCTGTAGGTTGTCGTGAAAGTGCGTTTATCTGTACCATACTATTATTTATACAGATAAAAAAAGGGGAAACCGAAGTTTCCCCTTTGAAGTGGTTGGTTGACCCAACTCTTATTATTACATAAGGTTGACCACTTGTACTCTTCTGTAGTAGACGTTATCATTTGAACCAAGTGTAACGTCTGTTGCATCAGAGGTTGAGAATGGGTTCTGGGCAAGACCGTATCTTGTTTTGAAACCAATCTTTGGTTGGAATGTATCCTCACCAACTGCACGAACCATTTGAAGCGGCACGTATGGGCAGTAGAATACACCAGCATCGTAAGGTGAAGTACCTTTGTAACCCACGACAAAGTACTGTTTTGCAGCAGCATTTGCAGAATATGGGTCAATGTACACTCTGTAACGACCATTCAATACACCAGCAAAAGTATTACCAGCATCGTCTACTTGAAGGTTGTTGTTAAGAGCAGGAGTGTAATCAAGGATACCAGCCATTTGGAACGCAGACGCAACGTCTGAGGAACAAATCACGATATTACCTTTACCTCTACGAGTTTGTTGAGCGATTACGTTAGCATCTCTCTCAAGTTGGAACATAAGACCCTTGAACTTCTCAACTGACCAACGACCATTTGAATCTGTGTCCATGTCGAAGATACCAGAAGTAGTAGTGTCTGTCTGAGCACCAGGCTTTGCAGCCTTGTAGATAGAACGTACAACTTCTCTGTTGATTTCTGCAAGGATTTCAGAAGACAGAATGTTTGACAATTCTGTTTCTGCATCAAGACCGTGGATTGCTTTAAGGTCTTGTGCAAGTTCCATAGTGTATTCTGCTTTAAGAGCACGTGTCTTTGCAGTAACAGTTGCCTTGTCAATGGTGAATGCCATTTGAGCAAAAGCGTTGTTTGCAGAGTCACCCTGTGCTTCCATGTTAGCAGTGGTGTCACCTGTACCAGATGTGAATGTTCCAGCAGGGGAGTCATTCAAGATAGCAGGGTTTGAACCGGCGTGTGTACCAGCACCAGAGAAGTCGGTATCGGCTTCGTTAAAGAGTGCTTCGTCACCACCAGCAGAGTTAATTCTAGACTTCATTGCGAAGATAAGTCCAGTTGGGCCAGTCATTGGCTGAACTGCACAGATATCATATGCAATCAAGTTAGGCATCGCCCGTCTTACCAATGAAATCAAAATGGGATCCCAGTTTGATACGGACGCAGTATTATTTGCAGGAGCTGCTTCTGACAAGAATGCAGCGTCCTCTCTAAGCGCTTTTTCTTGGTTTTCCAAGATGACAGAAGTGACCGCACGCTTATAGTTGTCTTGAATACCAGGCAAATCTGGATGTTCAAGTACTGGCTGCCACTTTTCCTGTAGATTTTCTGAATTGAACATTTTCGTTCTCTCCTATGTTTTATTATTACTATTTATTATTTTTCGTTTTTCACAATGTTAAAAGCTTCCGCCCCATAGGGTTTCGACTTCTGGATAGCGGACATATATGCAGCCATAGCGCCACTAACGTCAACTTCTTTGTTGTCAGTATCTACTTCTTCCTCAATGGTTTGGGTAGAAACTGTTTTAGGAAAGTAACTTTCCTTCAAGGTGTTAAGTTTTTCAGTGAAGGTTTCTTCATCTGTGAACTCAACATCTTCAACCAATCCCTCAAACTTTTCCTTTTCAGTCTCAGCGAGGTCTGTTGAAACTTTTGCGATAACCTGTTCACGAACCAGTGTGGACTTCTCTTTGTTCATGGTAGTCATCTTTTCGATTGTTTCATTGAGTTTACCCTCAAGTTCTTCAATCTTTTGAGCTTGACCCTCAAGGATGTCGTACTTCTCATCTGGAACATCAATGTAATGCTCTTCAAAGAGTGCTTTCAATCCTGTGATAAAGTCTTCTGCAATTTCACCTTTTAACCCACGGTCAATAGCGAGTTCGTTCTCTTGCATCCACTCTTTAACAACATAGTCAAGATACGAATCAACTTTTTCAGTCAACTCAGATTTGAACTTTTCAGTCTCTTCAGCAAAGTCTTGTGTCTTCTCCATTTCGATACGTTCAATTTCGGAACGCAACTTGGATTTGACTGCAGCTTCAAATACTGTTTTTGCTTTTGATGTAAACTCTTCTGAAAGGTCTTCACCTTCTACAAGTGCGTTTACGTCATCAGTTACGTCAATGGACTCGATGTCAAGTGCTTCGTGATAACCAGCTTTAAGTTTGTCACCAGCTTTCATGCAGTGACCAGCCATAAGTTTTTTATCGGCAGCACTTGCTTTCATCATATAATCAGCAACGATTTTCTCAGCTTCTTTACCTGTCTTAGGCATTTCCATCTTAGGCTCATCGTCTTTTTTATCGCCGTGTGCCATTTCGTCCTGTTCTTCTTCTTCCTCATCCTCATCGTCTGAGTGTTCTGCTTCTTTGAGTTTTTGGGGTGCTTCGTCACCTTTTACGGCAGTCGGAATAGTAGTATCCTTCTTGGTTTTCTTAGCAGCATCGGGGCCTTTTTTCTCGTCACCCTTAACCACTGGAGCACCAAGGTCTTCTACATCACCGTCAACCTTAGAACCTTTTTCTGGTGCAACGGCGCCTTTCTTAGGGGCATCGTGCATTCCTTCTTCTAGTTCCGCAGCAACTTCTGCTTCCAAATCCTCAATTGTCTTATCTAGTTCTGACATTTGGGAGTTCTCCTTAATGTTAATCTCATTATACTATATTTATACAATTACAGTTTTTTGAGAAATTTTGCGAAGGCCAATGCTTGGTAATTCGCATTTCTTGAACGAATGCCTCGTTCAATATCCTCTTGGATTTCCGCAACCTCAACTTCTTTGAGGATACCGTTATCCCAAACCCATTCTTTACCTTCCATGATACCTTCTACGAAGGCCTGAGGTGCAGATGGGTCTGCAACAATATCGGCAGCAGTTGCCAAGTAGAAATCGTTTTTAACGTAGTTTGCACCGTTTTTCTGTTCCAAACTACCCATGCCCCTTGAGGACACTGCGAGTTTACCACCATCATCCATAATATTCTCTACAATCTTACCCATTGGTGTTGACATAACCTTTGCCTCACCAATGAAGTTCTTACCATCTCTTTCCAGAGATGTGACCATATGCGATACTCTTTCTAAATTGACAGTCGGGCCTTCTGGGTGACCAAGTTCACCATAACCACGATTCTCTGCAATAAACTCTTTATTGTATCGCTTAACTTCTTTTTCCAATACCTCTACAGGATACACTCTACCGTTACGGTTTTTGATATCACCCTGTAGAAAAATACCTTTTAACTTGTAATTTTTCTTACCAGTTTTTTCATCCTCTTCTTTGAGGATTTGTACGTCTTGTACCTGTTCTGTAATAAGTTTAACTGTCATCATACTCTCCCTTACGGTTGATTACCTACAGCAGTACAACTCATTGCAGCACTACAAGCAATAGTATCGCCTGGTTTCTTATCAATAATAACGACTTGATTCTGTACCAGAACAACTGAACCAGCAAATGACCTTGTTGCAGTAATACTGTGGTTCTCTGATGGGCCATCAGTTAATGTAAGTGCAGTTCCATTTAGTGTGGTTGATAGATTAATCGTATTTGCATCAACCCTTGTTACAAAGAACTGACCACCATCTGTAAGTTCTGCGATTGCAGTTCCACCACCATCTGAATATGTAACCTCATCACCAGTTACAAAACCGTGACTACTGATTGTTATTGCTGCACCAGCGACAGCGGATTGTGCGTTAAAAGTTCCAGTTGCGGCAGCAATGGTAACTGTTCCAGCATTAGTCGCACCAACTCTAACTCTTGTTGCTCTGTTTAATGTAGTTGCTGATGTTACATTAGTAGCGCTTCCTGTTAAAATCATCTTTACATTCCTAGCATTTCTCTCTCAAAGTACTTCAGTAGGTCTTTTTCTTTTACTCTGAACTTCTTTGCGGAGTCTTTTATAGTTTTCTCAAAAGTATTTAGGAAATCTGAAGGTTTAGAGTCCATTATTGAGAATATGTTATCAACTGCCTCCTTCATCTTAGGAGACAGTTTTTTATATTCTTTTGATTTCTTGTGTTCATCTTTCTCTGGGAGCGATTGAACAACTTCATCAAACCTCTTCATCTTCCTCTACTTCTGGAATGTGTTGCTTAATCATAGTACCAGCAACGTCTTTTCTTTTTAGTTCAAGTGCATCGCCCACTTTTTGTGAGATTGCAGACTTAAACTCATTTTCTGCACTTAGGTTATCACCGTCTGCAAGTGCGTCAATCATTTCTCTACTCATAACATTTGTCCTTTGGGTTTGTGTGACATTTGCATATCATCGTCTTCTCCACCACCCTCGTTTTCAATTTCATTCTCAATCTCATCAATCTCTTCTTGTGTTTGATGTAGGATATGTTTTCTTACCCATGCCTTTGAGAAGAAATTACCAACGTATGGTTCGACTGTTCCCAACATTTCAAGTCTTTCTCTCAAGATTTCACTATCACGCAACTCTGCGAAATGACCATCCTGTAAGAAATCATACTGAATGTGTTCTTTAATCTTATCCCACTCTTCCTCTGCAATCACACCTGTAAGAACAAGTTGTGTGCGAAGAATATCATGGAATAAAGCGGAGAACTTTTTACGAAGTCTCTGTACAAATTTAGAGAACTTCAATTCATCTCTGGTAATCTCTGTAGACCGACCAAGAGAGAAATTCTGTTCTGCTTCCATTCTAGACATAGGTACATTCAATGACCTATACAGTTTTCTCTGGAAGTAAACGATATCATCAATCTCACCAAGGTTTGCACCGCCAGGCAAGGTTGTGATTTCTGTACCTCTACCACCTTCTCTACGAGGCAACCAGAAGTCTTCCAACATTGACATATGATTTCTATCGTCACGAATTTCACCAGTTGATGCGTCATAGACCAACTTGTTACGATAACGATTCATCACATCTTTTAGATATTGTTCCGCTTTAATTTTTGGAAGATTACCAACGTCAATGTAGAATATTCTACGTTCTGGTGCTCTTGAGATACGATAGATAACCAGTGCGTCTTCAATCATTCTTAACTGATTGACAGGTTTGATTGCCTTATGTAAGTAAGACAATACTGTACCTTTGGTTTGGTCAACCAATCCAGAAGGACAGTACGCAACGGAATCTTTTGTAATCTTTAGTGCAGACTGTGGTGTAGCACTATTATCTGCCATCTTTTCATTATACAGATAATATTCAAGTGTTTCTTTTTTAGGGTCAATACCAGTTGCTGGATTCGGTCTATCTTTGATGACCTCTCTGACCTTCTTGATTTTTCGTGGGTCAATATACCGTAGTTCTTTGATACCCTTTCGTGGTTCTTTCTTATCAATCACTTTATGGTAATAGATACGACCATCGACATACCATCTTCTAAAGATGTCATGTCCTTTAATATTAAAATCAAGCAACTGAAGAACTCTATCGAACTCTTCATGTATACGTTTTTTAACTTTACTAGAATACTCTAGTCTATCTAATCGAACAGCAACAGGTGCATCGTATTCATTAGAAGCGATGCCTTCACTTACAATATCTTCAATTGCAGAATCACATTCTGGTTGAATCGCAATATCACGATATCGTCTGATTAAATCATTTTCGGTTTTGTCTCGACCATCTACGTCCAATGTTTGACTATAGAAACCACCACCAGCGACTTCAATAGTACCATCATCAGATGAAGGGAGAGTAAAAGACTCTCCCTCATCCTTTGAACGAGTGATTTTGAACCCAAATAACTCAGCCATAATAACTCCTATTTTCTACTACTATTTAGTAGGTTTCTTAGAAGTTAACTGCTGATGCTTCAAAGTGGTGATATCTCCAAGTTA